CGGGAGGCCAGCGCCTCCGAGGGAGCGTGGCAAAGCGGGCGAGACGCGAACGTCTCGGCACCGTTGCCAAGCCGTGGGATGGAGAGTTGACACCACTCTCCTTCCACGGTTCGCTCTCCCGGAGTCTGAGCCGAGAGACTCGTACGATGCACCGATCTCATCGATGCTCGTCCCAACGAGTCCCTTGGTGGGGATTGCTCTAGACCAGACCAGTCCAGGAACACCGGGCGTCACTGAAAATGACATCTCAGTGAAGTTGCCACCCGACGTCGAGGTATAGTCCTTGCCGACCGACACTTTCCCGTTACAAACGGAAACGATCGATCGATAAGCTTTCACCATCGACGGAGGCCAACGCGCGATTAAATCGTCACCGCCAATGGCGGCCGATTTCATCCAGCGCTTTGGGTGTTCTCCTACCGAGCGACAGGACATCTCCATCCACCATGAGTGTATGATGGACATCACGGGCCACGAAGGCCCGAGACCCATCAAAACACCGCATGAGGAAGTGATTTCCTGCCCCCAAGGATAGGAAAGCGTTTGAGGCCCAGTGAGGGCAAACAACGCTTCGGACCAAATGTCTGGTAGTCCATCCCATCCGCTGACGATACCACTGACGATTGCGAAAATCAAGTCATGTGGTAGCCGATCAGTCGCAGCCGACAAGTCTGTCGAGACGATCAGGTCGTGAGACGACGTCTCCCTGATCACAGTCTCTACAGCACCTCGTCGGTCCCCTTTTAAGAAAGAGGAACAGGGTCCCCAACGCCGCACTGCCCGAAGGAGTGCCTTGTTGAGAACGGTGCCTGCAACCGTAGCGTGGGCTTCAGGCGCGGAAACAATCCGCGACTTCCAACCACGTTCCGGTATACAGGTCACCCTGTTGCGAAGCGGCCGCGTTGAGGCCAGCCAGGCGGCTGACCTCGCGACGTCGGCGGATCCCTTGTTCATTCGATCTGACTCCACCTCGAAAGGTGAGAGATAGTCAGAGTAGTCTGTAAAAACAAGCGCATCCGGGCGGGTCATTTCCACGTTGTCTAGCAACGAGGAACCGATCCACTTGCGATGCTCTTGCCGAGACTGCTCGCGTGTTCCTCCTTTGCGTCTTGTGAAGAGAAAAGACGCAGAGGGAGTGGGAGAAAC